TACTTGCGGCGACGTTGGATTCGCCGGGGGCCGATCCAGTCGGACCATTCTAGCCACCAGCCGTCTCGGTCCCGGCGTTGAAATGGGCCCCGAACCCGCCTCATGGCGTGACCCTATAGTGACCCGAAATGCGGTTGAACATTCGTAAGTCCTTGTCTTGCATAGGGATATCATAGACCTGGCTAGCTTTACGAAAGCTGTGCTCTACCGTTGAGCTACATCGGCGACAGCGTTTTTGGGCCCGTAAGGCCGGTTTTCAGGTCATTCTCGCTACGCCGGGGCCGCCCTGAACGCAGGGGAGTGTGACCCCAGTGTGACCCGGCTCACTTTCGCCTCCGGCGGTCCGCCTTGAGCACCTGACTGACGGTTGTCTTCACCATTGTGTAGTAGCTGTCCGTCTGCTCTCCCAGGAGCAACTGGGCCTGCACCGCCCTGGGCATATCCAGCCAGAGCCGCACCAGGACCTCGATGGCATGCTGTTTGTCGTGACCGGTTGGGATGGACGCATGGAACTTCTCCGCGAGACTAGCCGGAATACGTCCCCCGAACGCCACTCGCCCTTCTCGTTTTGCCATTTCATCCTCTCACAGACTGCGGCAAAAATCCCTCAAAAAAACCGCCGCTCTAGGTTTTGTGTTGACAGCTAGTTAGGATTCAAGGCAGGAAACAGCCCGGATTTGCCCTTGAATTCCTCGCTGGGCAGTGTACCCTAGGCTTCATCGGCTCGCGATCCAAACAGAGGCTTGTCCTGCCGAAAACCGCGGGTCGGCGATACCCTCGAAGGACCGAGAGAGATGGATAACCATACACTTACCCCTTTTTCTCTAGACGTTCTGCTGTTTCTCGTGCCAGCTCCACCAGCATCTGCTGTTGATCGGCCGGGAGGCGAGCGAGTAGATCCTCCCGCCGCCGGGCCGCAAAATAGTCGCACATCTTCTCAGCCACCTCAGGGTCGGTCATCGTCGCTGTTGGATCATTGAGCCAGACTTGCAGTTCGGGCGGCAGGGCCATGTACGCCCGCAGGGCCCCGAGGATGGCGGTCCACTTAAGGTAGCCACGTCGTTCGATATGATCTCCGAACGCGGTGGCGGGCCCCTCGGGGATCGTCACTGTGAATGGCTTTTTGGGGTCGGGCACAATAATCCTCGATTTTCTTAACCCATTTACTACCAGCCACCTATGAGCCCGCACAGACTTAGCTTGCAGCAAATTGAAGCATTTCTAAGGAAATATGCTTGACACAATTTGCCGTTCAGTCGATAATGACCATCGGACTTGGCGGTCGGTCGGCGACCGCCGTGGATTGGAGACTGAAAATGGGCAGGTCCCTCTGCGAGGTTGACATCATGCTACCGGAATCGGGTGGGGCCTGTCAAGAAGCAATCCAAGGGATTGGTTGATTTTGTTAATAATTGTTACGAGAGGTCAACAATGGCACGCAGACAACTCAAAAAGGTCGGCACCCGCACAACGGTTGTGGCGGTCGTGATACCCGACGCCCTACTCCGGCAGATCAAGAAAAAGCACGGGCCCATGAGCACGTCCCTGTCGGAGATGGTCCGCCGGGCTTGCGAGGCTGGCCTGGACACATAATGGAGCGACTGGCCACCCCCAACGAGATCGAACGACGCTATGGGCTCGCGGCCACCTGGCTGGAGCACATGCGGCGAGACACGCGGCGGCTTGGCGTACAGATCGGGCCGGTGTACCGCAAGATCCGGGGCCGGGTGTTTTACCGCCCCAGTGACGTGGAACGGTGGGTGCGATTCAATGAGAGGGTCGGGGCATGAGGTGCTGGTACTGCGACGAGGAGTTGACGACAGACAGCAATGCCTTCAATCAGGCTATATGTGACCGGTGTGGCGAGGTCCGGTGTCTGCATGATGTCCTGGAGTGTGAGGTTGAGGGCGATGAGTATTGCAGGTACTTGTGCAGCACATGCCGAGAGGAGTTGGCGAGCAAAATTATGGTCACCTATCGGCCGTGTGAGCTGTAGGGGGTGACCATCCATTCCATATTGAAAGGGATTGAGCATGAGGAAGGAACAGAAACAGGCGGGGACCACGCAGGAGGGTCTCCGGGCCATCGACATCAAAGGCAACACCTATGTGCCGGTGGACGAACGGTTGCGGCATTTTCGCACAGACGAGGCGTACGCCGGGTATGCATTGCTCACCGAGATCACGCACCACAGCAACGGCACGGTCTGCATCAAGGCAATAGTGCTTGACGAACACGACCGGCCCGTGGCGACGGGTCATGCCCTGGAGCGAGCCGACAGCTCGTTCATCAACAAGACGAGCCACGTGGAAAACTGTGAGACGTCGGCGATTGGTCGGGCCCTGGCGTGCCTGGGTATTGGGATCGACACTTCACTCGCCAGCTTTGATGAGGTGGCCAACGCGATCAATCAGCAGGCAGGAAACGGGGCCGCCACTCGCCAAAGACAGCAGGCACCCGCTCCCGCCCAACGGCCCCAGTATACCACGCCGGATTACCCGGGTCCAGGCCAGCCCTTTCCCGGTCGAGGTCGTCACGGTGTTGGCGGCCCTGGAGGGGCTCAGCCCGCGGGCGGTTTTGGTGGGGACGCCGGAGGGCAAGAGTGTGCGGGTCAGGTGATCGTGCCGCAAGGGGCTCCTCAACCGAGCGACGACCAGTGGAATGTATTGTGGGACATCAAGGGCCATTTCGACAAGTTGGGGGCGGCCCACAAACAGATCTGCGACATGACCCAACTGCTGGCGGTCGTCTGGGGTACGTACCATGCCTGGCCCACAACCCTGGAGCATGGGGACGCGGTCAAGAAGAACGGTAAGATCAAGCCTGTGCGGTTCATGCAGCCGGTGGCGGCATGAGACTGACGGCCATTCACGATGCACAGGTGGTGCGAGGGGCCTTGCAGCTCCTCGCCCCGGAGCGTTGGAAGCGGTGGTGCCAACAGTTCTGCGAGGGCGACCTGGTGGAGATCACGGTACGCCGCAAGAGCAAGGCCCGCAGTAAGCGGCAGAACGCCTACTACTGGGGCGTGGTGATCCCCCTGATCGAAACGGCCACGTACCAGGACCGTGAGAGTGTTCACCGGGCCCTGGCTGCAAAATTCCTCTCTGTTCACGACGACTGGTTTGATGTGGACGTGGTCCGCAGTACAACCTCCCTGACGACAGTTGAATTCGAGGAATATCTTCGACGGGTGCGTGAATGGGCCAGTGAAGAGATGGGCTGTTACATTCCACTGCCGAACGAAATTGAGATTCCGCGATTCCATGAAGTCGCGGCCTGAAAGGAGAGAACATGACTAAGAAAGAAGAGTTTCCAATCGTAGACTACCAGGGCGACGAGCCCGCACCAAAGCGGAAAACCACCAAGAGCAAGGTGGTCAAGAAGAAGACGACCAAGAAGAAGGTGGCCAAGGAAGCGTCTGCCAAACCAGACGAGATCCAGGGGCTCTCGTTTTGGCAGACGACCAAACTCATGGGGCAGTTAGCTGTCGAGGCGGATGAGAATGGCGAACTGACGGATGAGCAGGTAGCCACGCTCGTAGAGGCACATGCCCACCTGCCCGAGACAGTTGAGCAGCTGGCGGCCACAATCCTCAAACTCGAATGGGTGGACGGCTACCTGAAGAGCGAAGCAGATCGCATTGCCAAGGGCCGCAAGCGGGTGCAGAGGATTATCGCCCGCATGAAGTCCGGCGTTCTGCAGTACATGGACGTAGCCAAGATCGACAAGCTGTCGGGCGGCACCTACCTCCTCAAGCCCGCCAAGAACCCGCCCAAGGTCGTCCTGGAGGATGGCTTCGACGATCCGTTCCTGTGCCGGATCAAGAGTATCGAATCGCCCTCACCCGAGGTTGTCGAGGCGGCCCGCAAAAACGGTGACGTCATACGCATTGAGCCCGACAAGAAGCAGATCTCGGAGGTGCTCAAGAAAGGAGCGAAAATCAAGGGGGCTGAGCTGGTGCAGACCAGTCGGCTTGTCATCCAGTAGCGAAAGGAGTCGGACATGAACGTAGTAGTACTCATCGGTAACCTAACCCGCGATCCGGAGCTGCGGTACACGAACAACCAGACGGCCGTGTGCAACTTCGGGCTAGCCGTCAACAAGCGATGGACAGACGCCAACGGTCAGCCGAAGGAGTCGGTTTGCTTCGTGGATTGCACGGTTTGGGCTCACCAGGCCGAGACCGTCAACCGATATCTCGACAAGGGTAGCCAGGTCGCCGTTCAGGGCGAGCTAACCCTGCAGCAGTGGGAGGCCCAGGACGGCAGCAAGCGGCAGCGGCACATCGTGACTGTGCGGTCTGTGAAGTTCCTGGGAAGCCCCTCGGGATCGTCTCAGGGCGGCCAGCAGGACCAGGGGGCCTATGGTGCCAACCAGGGGGCGTTTGGCCAGCAGCAGCCGTCTCAGGCCGTTTCAGATCAACGTCAGACATCGTCGTCCCATGATAGCCCATGGCAAACGCCACCGATGGACGACGACATCCCGTTCTAAACGTCAATCCCTCGATTCGGGGTCGGGCTCGGTGCCCGGCCCTTCCTTTTGAGACAGGGAGGTCATCATGAAAATGCTTAAGATCCGGAACTGGGAGAGTTACCAGCAGTATCGAGACCGGGCCCCGAAATGGATCAAGGTTCACAGATCCCTCCTGAATGACTACGAGATCGACCAGCTCACCGATGCTGAGTTTGGCATTCTTGTCAAGCTGTGGCTGTTGGCCAGCCAGATGGATAACGCCATTCCGCACGACGCGAAATTCATAGCCAAGAAAGGCTCGATTCACGCCAATTCCCAACAGTTGTACAAGGTCATCCAGCGGTGTGTACAGCTAGGCTTCATCATAGCGTACGATGACGCGGATGAGTCTGTACAGGATTGTACAGTCCCGTACAAAAACGTACCTAGAGAAGAGGAGAGTAGAGAAGAGAAGAGAAGAGAAGAGGAGATGGAGGAAGCCGAGCGGTTTGGGGAGGGTAAGCGGGTTAAAATGACCCAGGCTGAACACAAGAAGCTGCTTGACCGATTTGGGCCCGACCAGGTGAAAGCCCTCATCGAACGCCTGGATAACTACATCGGCAGCTCCGGTCGGAGGTACAAGTCGCACTATTGCACAATCCTGAGTTTCGCGGCCAAGGACGCCAAAGAAGCCGGAGAGAGGCCGCCCCGGAAATACCGGAGGCTGGCATGACGGGGCGAGAGCTGGAGCTGATAGATGGCCAGGTGTATGAGGCGGCCTTGCTGGCCTCGATGGTGTGGGACAATGCGATCATCCCCCAGGTTGCGGGCCGGATCGACCGGGATCACTTCTACCGGCCGGAGATGCAGGTGCTCTACGATGCGATCCTGGCCGTGTCGAGGTTGGGCCTGGCCGTGGATCTGGTGACCCTCCGCAGGCAGCTGGCCCATACCCGGCAACTCGATGAGATCGGGGGTGTCGAATTTCTGGTAGAGGTCGTCGAGTCGGTGCCAGCGGCCAGTTCCTGGGAGTCGTACCTGGCCCATGTGTGCGACTGCTATGGGCATCGCCGACTACATGGTTTCTTGAGGCAGGCGGGCGAGGTGATCGCGGGCACCTCGGAGCTGGCCGAAAAGTACGCCGTGCTGCGGAACAGTCTCGACTCCCTGTGTCGCGACGAGCACACTGAAGTGGCCCTGGCGGCCGACCTGGTTCAGAGTGTGAGCTTCGAGCGGGCGGCCAACTATCTGCCAACGGGCTTCGAGACCATGGACCGGCATATTCTCGGGCTGGGCCGCGGCACTGTGACGGTGGTGGCGGGTCGCACATCGATGGGTAAGACGGCTCTGGGTTTGAATGTCGCGAGCAACCTGTGCCGCAAGGGCCACCCCGTGCTGTACCTGGCCTGCGAGATGAGCGGCGAACAGCTCCTGCGGCGTGTGTTATGTTCGGAGGCAGGTGTCCCCCTCAAGCCCGTGTTGGCAGGTGCCCTCTGGCACAATCCCCACTGGGAAGAGAAGCTCAAGGCGGCCAGGCTCCAGGTGGGTGCCTGGCCGCTCTTGATCCTCGTGCGGCCCCACTTGACCCCGGCATCGATGCGGGCCGAGGTCCTGCGGATGCGGGCCGAGTATGGGATCAAGGCTGTCTTTGTGGACTACGTGCAGCAGATGCGGGACGACAAACAGCACAGCAGCCCCGTCGAGGCCCTCACCGAACGCATGCAGTCGATTCAGGCCCTGGCCACCGAGACCGACATTCCCCATGTTGTCATGAGCCAGCTCAACCGGGCGTGTGAGGCTCGCGAGGATCGTGAGCCCCGTCTCTCGGATCTGCGTGGGTCCGGGGGCATTGAGGAGCGTGCGGATGTTGTCCTGCTGCTGCATCGACCGGCGTACTACACGGGCGACGAAGATCCGACCACGAAGATCTTTGTCGCCAAGCACCGCGAGGCGGCGACGGGGTTCTTTGAAATGGATTTCTGGGGTACTATTCTGCAGTTCGCGGATAAGCCCGAACAGGAAGGAGTTGCCGATGGAGATTAAGACGACGGGTCGGATGGGCCTGGAAGACAAGATGAAGGTCGAGAAGAAAATGGGCAACGTGAGATGCGAGGCCTTGGGCTATCGGTTCCGGTCGATGTTGGAACACGACTATGCCCAGTACCTGCACTACTGGGCTGAGAGGAAGGTTGTTAAGAGCTGGTTGTACGAACCTCGCGTCTTCGACTTTGCAGGTGTGCTCAAGGCCAGGGCTGAGGCCTGTGAGGAGAAGGCGAAGCAAATCAGCCGTGCAGCGAAGGGCCTGGTCTCCGCGGCCGAGGTCAAGGATGCCCTGGAGCGTACCGTTGGCTGGCTGGCCGAGGCCAGTGGTGTGCGGAGTGCGATTACGGATCTCGGAAGGGTTCGGAGGTACGTGCCCGACTTTCAGGTGTTTGATCCGGACGGGTCGCATCACTGGGTGGAGTGCAAGGGGCAATTGGACTCGGCGTCGGTGACCAAGTTGATTCGTATGGCCGAGCTCTTTCCGGACGAACGATTCGTGGTGGTGTTGACGCGGTTTGCTAAGGGCAAGCAGGAATATCGGGCTCGGCGGCTCCGGGCGTTGCCCACAGTACTCACGGTGCGGTATGCCCAGAACTTGTTTCGGGCATGCCCGTTAAAAGCGTACCTCAGGAAATGGAGCTAATTATGTTTACGGAAGAAGAACGCGAGGATGTCATCGCTCACCTGTTGCAATGCGAGGTAATGAGCGTAGCACGGATCGAGCAGTACCTGGACATCACCGACACGGTGCAGTTGCGGCTGCTTTGCCGGGCCCTGAACTGTTCGGTCGTGGAATTGGTGGATCGGATTGTGAGTGAAGGGACGGCCCTTCGCGAAGAGCTGGAAGCAGAGAAAGAGAGGTCAGAATGCGAAAGCTGATTGTAATGGTGGTGGTCGCACTCGTATTGACCGGGTGCGGCAGCGTGACGGTGGACTACTACCCGGAGACGGGGGAGGTTCACGCAAAGAAGATGGGCGTTCTCGTCGACACGGAAGTCGCTGGGTTTGAGGCGGTCCTGGCCGATGGGGCGTACGTCAAGTGGGAGAAGAGCACGTCCGACGCGGATGCTGATGCGATTCGTGCGGCTGCCGAGGGGGCTGCGGCCGGTGCGGCTCGTGGCCTTGTGCCGACCCCATGAAAAAAGGCCCCGGTTCATCGCCGGGGCCCTCTTCTCGATTCATTCCTGTACGTGCTGCTCAATCACCCGGTCCAGCCAGTCCTGAAACGGGGTCCATTTCCCCGCCCGGACGCAGTCCTTCTCGTGGGCAACCCTCGCTTGTTGGTGCCGTTCGATTGTCAGCTTGACTGTTGTGTGCGTCGGTTTTGGCCTGCGTTTTTTCAACATTGAATGTCTCCCAGAGTGAAAGATCTCCCTCGCAGTGCATCTCGAAGTGTTTCCGGCAGACTGCGTAGCCCAGCCATGTGATGTATGCCGGTTGGCGGCAGCGTTTGACTTCACAGACTTCCATTCTCTGATCCCCTAGTTGAGATGTGGCCCGAGCCCCTGAAACCAGTGGCCTCGGTATTCGATTTGGTCCAGGTCGGCCCCGAGCTTCTGGCAGGTCTCCAGGAAGTGATGGATTGCCACGGCGAGGCTCGATCCGTACCCGAGCACCTTCACTGGGCCGTCCGCAACCCCGTGGATCGTAGCGAGCGTACCGTCCCGATTGCGGATGAGCAGCACCCACGAAGAATCCGTGGGTGCCGCAAAGATTTGTGTTGCTTCCGCGATAATCATTCCAGCCCTCTAGAGCAGGTGAGTTTCGATGGTGCGGTTCAAGACCGAGTGGCGTCGCAGGGTCGTACCACCTGGGGCGACCAGGTTCTGCCGACGGCCCACCAGGTCGGTCCAGAGGTTGTGGACGCTCCAGGCTGTGCCGTCGTTGTACGGGGCCAGGGTGAGCCTCTGCTGGAGATCTGGGCGGTCGTCGGGAGCCTTCTGATCGTACCATGCCCGGAGCATTTCGTAGGCCGTTTTGCCAGGTAGTGCCTGCCCCTGGATGAGCCCTGCGATTACGCGGTCGAACTTGTGATTGGGACATGCCGTGTTGCCCATGCGTTCAACGAAGTGATCCCAGTCGCGGAGTCCATCCAAGGCATTGTCCATTCCGGTGTTGACTTCGTGAGTTAGATCGAGGCGAGACGTGTGTCGTTTGAACACCACGTAGTTACCGCTGAGGGCCAGGTTGTCGCAGATGAAAATGCGGTGGCCGATTGCGAATCCAATCTTGATCGTCTTGTCGGTGCTGTTCCGCAACCCCAAGAAGGCCTCGCGGTCGTCGTGCTTGCCGACCAGTCCGATGATCCCAAACATCCTGGCCCCTGGCCCGCTGTACACGGTTGGGTCGCCGCTGGCATAGTCCTTGGTGGACAGTGCCCAATGCTCACGGCTGACCACCAGGTTGCGTTCCCGGATGGCGTCCATGACCGTATTGCGGAATACGGCGTGGGCGATGGGCTGGTACGTCGCCGAGCCCGGCCCCACCGGGACCGCTTCCAATTCGTTAACGGTAGCCATCTTGGCCCCGCAGTGCATCAGGAAACCGTCCGGGACTTGCTTGTTCAATTGCCGTTGTGTCATGGTTCGCTCCTTACCTTAATGTGAATGTGAAGGTTGATTAGCGTGACTTGATTGTGATCTCGACTCCTGGGGGCAGGATCGTACAGTTGACGTCTGCCAGCTCCAGTACGTCTTCCAGTTGCTCGATGGTGAGGCCTGTCATGATTCCCCGGAGCCATTTGATTGGGCACCACCGATTGCCATCCTTCAGGCAGATCAGCGTGTAGGCAGTCCGGCGTTCTGCTACGGTATTGCCCCACGAGCACCCAACGCGGGCCAGCATGTAAAGTGCAGCATCGGCTCCGTCGTTGATCTTAATGATGGTTCCGGCCTTGTAGGTTTTTAGTTCCTCGCCCATGATGACTCCCTTTGCTTTGTCGTGGTCATTGCTTTTTGGCTGCCGAGTCCGTGCTCACGCATGAGCACGGTGTCGGGAGTCATGCGAGCTTGAACCGACCAACTGCATTCTCATTCCCTTGGCTCTGTGACTTCTGCCATCAGGGCTTCGGCCTCTTCGAGTGTGGGGTCGTTAGCTACGATCCCCGGGAATTCGTCCGTGTGCCGCTGCACGAAGAAGGGTTCAACGTCGGTGATGTCGCCGGTCTTCTCGTCGTGGATGCAGATCAAGCCGAACATTTGGAATTTGCTTGGCACGTACTGGATGAGGGCGTGTGCATCAGCCAGGAATTCTGTCAGGGCCAGCGTCGCTTCCTTGCGAGTGTTGAAGACGATGATTTGTCCGCTGGCCATCCGCTTGAGGATGCGGCCAACGCGGTCGCCCTTGGTGATTTTGATGACAAGTCTGAACTGCTCGTTCATGGCTTACTCCTTTCGATTGCTGTTAGCATTTGTTGACCTCTGTATACTAAGTATACACGCTGTTGACGGGTCTGCCAAGTGAAATGTAATTTTTTGTGAAAAATTGTAGAATAAAGTTGACAGGTGTGGGCTGGGGCCTACAATTGGGGCGTCATGGACGACATGAGACGGAGCTCGGATGGCCAAGCGAGGACGGCCCAGGAAAGACGGGCAACCACGGACGCGGACGCCCGAAGAAATGTCGGACGATGATTTGGAGTTCCTGGTGGCGATGGATCGGTGGAAACGGGAGAACCATGTCCGATTCCCAACGGTGTTGCAGTACATGGAGGTACTGCTCTCGTTGGGATATCGCAAGGGAGGCGAGCATGACTAAGGTCCGCAAACGCCGTAATCGGCCCCTGGGACTGCGTGAGCAGAGAGCCCAGGAAAAGGCCGTGCTGAACATGGAGACCTTGACCAAGCGGCGAATGTGGAAGCAGATCTGCGAGGCCCTGCCGAACCGCCGTGACCGTATCACGTACATGCGGGCCGTCATCCAGGCTCTCACGGAATCCATTGCACGGCATAAACAAGAGGGGTCGGTGATTGTATCGCCGCATACCGGCGAGACGTTCAAACGCAATGAGGAAGGAGTGATCCATGGCTGATCGGGTTTATGACAAGGGAGATGAGAGGGGCGTGTTTTCCTCTGCTTGGCTGGGCGAGTTGGCGGAGGACATCCATGCCTGGGCTTGCGTGAAGGGCTTTTGGGATGACGACCGCGGTGCCGGAGAGTGCATTGCCCTGATGCACAGCGAGTTGAGCGAGGCCCTGGAGGCGGAGCGGCACGGCAATCCCCCCGACGAACACTGCCCGGAATACGACAGCGTGACCATTGAGCTGGCCGACTGCATCATTCGCATTCTCGATTACGCCGGGGCACACGACCTGGATATCGGCGGGGCGATCATGGCAAAGATGCGGTTTAACGAGACACGACCACACAAACACGGAAAGGAGTTCTGATGAGCGGGATGGATGATCGGTGCAAGACGCGGCCGGGATTGATTAAGGCCGCCAGGTTGCACGCGGCAGAGGATGGGCTCACTCGTGTCTTGCGGCTTGGGGATGCCGGGTTCGAGGCGGTTCTTCACCGGTTTGGGTTGCCACGCGGGACCGTGTGGCTCAAGTACAACCTGGTGAGGGCCCGTGGGTTCACGAAAAAGGATCTGCGTAACCAGGCTGTCCGTGTATTCGAGCGGCACGGCGAGATCGTGTCCGAGCGGCGGCAGAACGGCGAGCCTGTCCCGGATCTGTTTGCGTGTGTGTGGGACACGCTAGCGGTTGCGTGATGGGGTCTATGGCGTGGGATGACTGGCGGCAGTACGTTCGCGTGGACAAGGGAGGCCACCTGCACACGTCGGTCGCCGGGTATCGGTACATGCAAAAGCGGGCCCTGGAAGAGGCGGCCCGGCGTGGCGTGAATGAGTATGGGGTGGCGTTCCCGTGTGTACGCCACCGCGACAGGGAGGCGTTTGTGGATCTGGATGGCGAGTGGCTGTGCAGGGAGTGCTGGAATGATACGCGATAGAGACTTGATTGCGGCGTACAAAGAACTGAACAGTGGGACTCCGGTGGCGGCCGACGTGATCGTAGGTGATCCGGTGCTGTCGTTGCTGCTCATTCGGCAGACCTATGCGGCGGCGGGCTTGCCGGACCCCCTGAAGATTGGCGATGTGGATCTGGTGAAGCAATTAAAGCTTGTACGGGAAACCAGTCGGGGATTCGATCCGCTGTCGTTGCCTGCCAAGCTGATCCGCATGCGGAAGGCGGGAAACCTTCCCCCGGTCAAGGCCATCGATGGGGGGCTCGTATGAAGCTGCAGGTGAAGGTTGTGACCCTGGAGTACCTGGTGTATCGCGGGGAGTGGCTCGTGGAGGCCCGAGAGAAGGCAGGCTTGACGCAGCAGGGATTTGCGGATCGGGTGGGATGGAGTGTGCAGCGGCAGTCGTACCTGGAGCGGCCTGGTCGACACCAGATCACAGAAGATACGGTTGCCAGGATTGATCTGGCATTGTCATTGGCCGAAGAGCAGAAGGAGCCCAAAGAATGAAGGTCTTTTGGTTTGACGTGGAGACGACGGGCCTGGACCCGGAGAAGCACGAGATCGTGCAGCTTGCCTACCAGATGGTGACGGATGGTGGGATTGTGGGAGAGCGAAACATCCTGATGCGGCCGGATCGGCCGGAGGATATCAGTCCGAAGGCCCTTAAGGTCCAGGGTAGAACGCTGGATGATGTGATGGCGTTCCCGGCTCGAAAGCTGGGCTGGCGACAGTTCATAGCTGATCTGGACATGTGGATCAGTAAGTGGAACCGGACGGACAAGGCGTGGTACGGTGGCTATAACGTCGAGTTTGACTGTGATTTCCTGTGGGCCGAGTCGCGGGCCCAGGATGAGAGGTTTTTCGGCAGCTACTGGTTTGGGTATGCGATTGATCCCTATCCGGTCGCCCAGTTCCTTGCGGGCACGGGATTGCTGGAGTGGATACAGGGAAGGAAGTTGACCCTGGGGACACTGTGCAAGCATTTTGCTATCGACTTGCAAGCACATGATGCCCTGAGTGATATCAAGGCCACGCGGGAATTGACCCATAAGATTGTGGATCTGATGGACCGCCGGGAGTCGTGGATTGATCCATGCTGAGCAAGTGACTATGTGACAAGCAAGTTCTCCCCTCCGAGGGTGGCGGGCTTTAACCAACAGGTCTCCCCCGTCACCCCTTTTTGAGTTTCTCACTCCTCCTCCAGAAGGGTGGGCCGGTCGCCGTGGGCTGGCCCGCCCACTTTTGGGTTTCTCAATGGCTCCCGTTGAGTGACTTTCCACAGTTATTTGTCACAATCTAAGCAGACGAGACGGATCTCGTGCATTCGGGCAGGGAGGCCCATGTATGGATTAGTCGTGATTGTGTTGGCGGCCGTGGGACTGCATCCACGGGACTGCAAGTATCCAGAGCGGTACTGCGGTGACGACCGGGCCAAGCTGTGCGTGTATTGCATGATCCACTTGCAGGTGACGGCCACGGGCCGCGATCCGCTGGAGATGATGGCTAGTAATTGGCTGCAGACGGTCGATCCGGCCGACCCGAACGTGACCGCCGGGGAATGGTTGTGGTTCTGGGGCTATCATCTGAAGCGGTGCGAATGGCAGAGGTCGCCGGTTCTGTTGGGGGACTGGAATTTTGACCGGCGAGTCAACCTGGTGGATCTAGCCTGGTTGAGCGAGCTGTTTCATGATGCGACGATGGTGGGGCTGTACAGTTCTGTACAGGACCGTACGAAACTGATGGCACGACCGAGCGAATACAAAAAGGTGTATGCACGACAGGCCGAGCAGCTTGCTGCCGAGGGCAAGACGTTCAGCCAGATGGCGAGGTTCTTTGGGGTGATGCCCAAGACACTGCTCCGGTGGCGACAGGAGAATGAAGAGCTAGAAACCTCCATTGCTCGCGGTCACAAGCGGTATCAGCAGGTGCAAGATACGCTGTATTGTCGTGAGGCCGAAAGCTCGTTACTGCGGCGGGTGAAAGGGTTTTCGTACACCGAGACCACCCGGGAGGAACGGGCGTTTCCCGGGGAGGAAGGTGGCGAGGTAGTGACTCGCGTAGTCAAGCGGGTGCGGAAGAGAGTGCTCCCCGACGTCGGAGCGATCAAGTATGTGTTGGGCAATCGCGATCCGGAGCGGTGGCCGAAAGGGGATGCAATCGAGCTGGACACCGACCCGATTGCCAGGCTGCTGGAGCAGGTAGATGGAGCTACAAGACATCTTGACGGTGCCAGTGGGGCAGCTGCTGACGCGGGAGGATCAGGTGAGCCTGCTGAGGCGGATTCTCCTGGGCGAGACGGTGATGCTGGAGTTTCGGCCAATGCGGGAGGATGTGGTGCGGGCGAGATTAGTGGAGAGTATGCCTGATGGCAGCCACTGAAACCAGCTCAGCTCATTATCAGGATTGTGCATGGAACCTCGATGCGTTCGGGGAGAATCTCAAGGACCGCCGATGGCGACTCAGTCATCTATACTGGATCGTGGACCAGGATGGCAGCAGGGTACAGTTCATACCGAACCGTGCCCAGTTGGACTTGCTGTCCCAACTCCATTGGCGGAATGTTATCCTGAAGGCCAGGCAGCTCGGCTTTACCACCCTGATCGATTTGTTTGGATTGGATCTCTGCCTATTCAACTCGAATGTTACGGCGGGCATCATCGCCCATCGCATGGAGGATGTGCGTAACATCTTTCGCAAGAAGGTCAAGTACCCGTACGAGAATCTGCCCGGGGCGTTGCTGGCCCGCATTCCAGCGATCAAGTGCGATTCGAACGAGCTGCTGCTGAAGAACAATAGCAACCTGCGTGTTGGGATCTCTATGCGATCCGACACGATCCAGTTCTTGCACGTCAGCGAGCACGGCAAGCTGTGTGCGAGATATCCCCTGAAGGCTGAGGAGCTGGCCACGGGGACATTCCCGGCCTGCCACGACAAGGCCATTGTGTTTGTCGAGAGCACGGCCGAGGGGCCGGTGGGCGACTTTGCCCGCCTCTGCAAGAGAAGCGAGCAGGTGACGGCCTCAGCCCGCCAGACGGGACGCAGGCTAGGCAACCGGGAGTTCAGGTTCCATTTCTTCCCCTGGTTTCGCAAGCCGTCCAACACGCTTCCAGATGACGAGGCCAAGCTGGTCGAAATCAGTGATAAGGATCACGCCTATTTTGACTCTGTTGAGGCCCGCATGACCACGCGGCTCCGGCTGGGCCAGCGGGCCTGGTATGTGTTTACGCGGGATGGCACCAATGGTCTGGGCACCAAGATGACCCAGGAACATCCCAGTACGCCGGAGGAGGCGTTCCGAGCTGCCATCGAGGGATCGTATTACGGCGAGCAGATGGGCGTGGCTCGCAGCGAAGGGCGGATTGGCCATGTTGCGTACGACCCGGCGATCCCGGTGTACACTTTCTGGGACCTGGGCATGCGGGACTCGATGACGATCTGGTTCGCCCAGTTCGTCGGCCGTGAGGTCCACCTGATTGACTACTACGAGAATTCAGGGCAGGGCCTGAAGCACTATATCAAGGTCCTGCGGGACAGGCCGTATGTGTATGCCGAGGACGGCCACTGGGCCCCGCAGGATATCAAGGTGCGAGAGCTGGGCTCCGGGGTGAGTCGATGGGAGACCGCTCGGGAGCTGGGCATCGAGTTCCGGGTGGGCCAGGAGCACAATCTGCAGGATGGCATCGATGCCGTTCGCAACGTGATTCCCTTCTGCTGGTTTGACGCGACGAAGTGCCAGAGGGGCATTGAGTGCCTTGAGGCGTACCGCACAGCCTGGAACGACAAGCTGGAGCGATTCGATGACAAGCCCCTGCATGATTGGTCTTCGCATGGGGCGGACGCCTTTCGATACCTGTCGGTCGCCTATCGGTTTGACCGGATTGTCGGGCGATTCCTGGCAGACCCACTGAAGGGCCTGGAGTCGCCCGATGGGCCTGTGGACGACGACTATGATCCGCTAGAACTTGGACTGCGGAGGACTGTATAATGGGATCATCTGGGGCTGCAAGCAAACCACCACCGATTCCACCGGCACCTCCGGTACACACCCCGGACGATCCGGACATGGACAGGATTCGAGACTTTGAGCGAGAGAGACGGCGGCGTGCCATGGGTCGGCATAAGACCCTCATTGCGGACCAATCTACACTCGGTTCGCCAAACGTGGGCAGCCGGTCGCTATTGGGGTAGCGTGTGAAGGAAGGACCAGACCAACTTGCAAAGGATCTCTTGGGGCGGCACAGGCAGCTCAAGCAGGTGCGGCAGCCGTGGGAAGAGGTGTGGGACGACATCTGTGACCTGGTGGCCTGGCGGCGTGGCAAGGCCGACGATCATGTGGGCAACGTCAAGAGGCGTGGCCTGGATGCCTACAGCGGCGTGGGTGCCGACGCCCTGCAGATCTGGGCGGATGGCATGCAGGGCAACCTGGTAAGTCAGGCGTCATCCTGGTTCCGGTTGCAGGTTGCTGAGACCTGGCTGATGGACGATCCGCAGATCAAGCTGTGGCTCCAGGATGTTGAGGAGCACCTGTACGGCGTGTTCCGGCGGACCAACTTCTATCCGGCCATGGCGGAGTACTTCTATGATGCCGGGTCCATTGGTACGGCGACGATGTTCATCGAGGAGGACCTGGATCGCGGCGACATTGTGTTTGATGTGCTCTATCCATACGACGTGTACATCGCGGAGAATCGCCGCGGGGGCGTGGGGCTGTTGCACCGGGAATTGCAGCTGGATGCCCGCAATGCCGTCGAGCGGTTTGGAGAGAACAATCTGCCCGAGGTCCTGGTTCGTGCCGCGAAGGAGACGCCGTTTGACAAGTGGAATTTTGTGCATTGCCTGTACCCGAACACAGACAGGCTGCCGAATAGCTCGGCGTCGAGCAACAAGCCCTTCGCGTCGGTGTACATCTGCGAGAAGTCGGAGACGACGGCACGCAAGAGCGGGTATGACAGCCTGCCGACGTGTACCTGGCGGACGCGGAAGAACAGCAAGGAGACGTATGGCCGATCCCCGGCGATGGATGCAATCTGTGACATCAAGACCGTCAACCAGATCAGTAGGACCCTGCTGCAGTCAGCCCACTACGCCGTGGAGCCCGCATACAACGCCCCGCAGGAACTGAAGGGCAAACTGCGGATTCGGCCGAAGGGGATCAACTACTACATAGACCACCAGCGTGTTGTTACGCCGGTGCGGACGGACATCAAATATCCTATCGGCATTGATCGCGAGGAGAAGACCGAGGCCCTCATCCACAAGCATTTCCGTGTGGATTTCTTCATGATGATGGCCAACGCCGAGCGAGAGATGACAGCGACGGAAGTTCTGGAGCGTCAGGGTGAAAAGGCCGTGGTGATGGGTGGGCAGATCGGTCGGCTGAACGCAGATTGCTTGGACCCGCTCATGGATCGGGCATTTGAAATAGAACGACGAGCCGGGCGACTGCCCGACCCGCCCGAGCGGCTTTTGATGGAATCCAGCGGCAACATCGACGTGGACTACATCGGTCCCCTGGCCCAGGCCCAGAAGCGGCTCCAGCAGACGCAGGGGATCAACCAGGGGCTGGGTGCCCTGGTGCCAATGATCGAGATCTACCCGGAGGCACGCCACGTCATCAATCCGACCAAGACGGCCCGCAGGCTGGCCGAGGCCTCCGGCTTCCCGCAGGACGTGTTGCGAACCGAAGAAGAGGTTGAGCAGCTTATCCAGGCCGAGCGGCAAGCGGCACAGCAGCAGCAGATGGCCGAGATGGCAAAGACTGGGTCGGAAGCAGCTCGAAACATGAACGCACCCATCGAAGAAGGATCGCCACTAGAGGCCGTGACAGGCCATCTGGTGGCCTGAAAGGAGCTATGATGGCAAAGAAGAAGACCAAGAGGACCGTGGAGCCGTCAGAGGCCCCAGAATTGCCGCAGGACGTCGAGGGCCAGAACCCTTCCCAGACACCGACCGAGCCCCCCCACGCCCCTGATGAGGACGTGAGCCCCCCTGAGCAAACAAATGTTGACAATGCTCCACAGGAGGTTGCGTCGGAGGCCGATCACCAGCTCGCCGATCTGAAGCGGCGGGTCGAGACGTTGGAGGCCAAGGTCCTGAAGCTGAACCAGAAGGTCTTCAAGACGACCACGTGGGGTAAGCACAAGGGTATCAATTTGAGTGGATAGGATTGACCAGGACAACCTGGAGCAGCGGCGGCAGGATTATCGCAGTAAGCGGCGACTCGTGCAGCAATATCGCAACACGCTCCTGGGTTCGGCCCAGGCTCGTGGGGTGCTCCTGGACATCCTGGCTGACTTGAACTTCTTCGACGTGATCGAGGATGACGAGGCCCGAATACGACACAATGCAGCCATGCGGCTGCTGGGTAAGTGCGGGATCGTAGGGGTTGACATGCACACCCTGGCCCAGAGCAGCGAAGAGTGGGCCACAGAACTGCAAAAGGAGCTTGGAATCAATGACACAGACGAATAACAACGGCGGATCGCCGGGATGGATGGCCCAGTTGGGCGATGACCTGAAGGCCAACGAGACCCTTACCAAGTTTGAAAATGTGTCGGACTTGGGTAGGGCCTTCATCGAGGCCGATGGGAAGCTCTCCAACAGCGTGCCATTACTGACGCAAGAGGCGACCGCTGAGCAGAAGGCCGAGTTCTACAATCGGCTGGGAAGGCCGGAGAAGCCGGATGGGTATGAGCTGCAGCGACCTCAATTGCCGGAAGGCATGCAGTACAGTGAGGAGGCTGAGGCTCAGTGGCGTGGGATCTTCCACGAACTAGGCTTGTCGAACGAGCAGGCGAAGGGCTTGCATGCAAAGTTCAATGAGCTCCAGGCAGCCCTGTACCAGGCAGAAGCCGATGCTCGTGTCAAGGCGGTCAAGGACGGCGAGGCTGCACTCCGGAAGGAGTGGGGTGACAAGTACGACGCCAATACTGAGTTGATGCGTCGGGCCGTCATTGACATCGGTGGCGACGCGTTGAAGCAAGTCCTGGATCAGGCAGGCCTGGGCAACCACCCAACGGTGCTCAAGGCGTTCCATCAGATCGGCGTGCGAACGGCCGAAGACAGTTCCGTGCGGGGTGATGGCGGTGGCGATGGTGGGATAACCACTGACGCCAACGGCATGCCGGTGTTCGAGTACGAGAACAGCCCGAACATGGGCAAGGAAGCGGTGTAGTTCGCACGGGTAACCGTGTTTGAGCTGGCCAAACAAAACTGAGTGGGCACAGGCGGGTAGCTCCCGCTGAGTTGCTGCATCAACGAGCCTATGCAGAGGCACGTGGCGAAAGTCGCGTGCCTTTTTTGTTTGGCCATTACTAGAGAAAGGGTAGCGAGATGGCTACATTGACCCAAAACAACCTTGGCTTCGTGGAGCTGGCCAAGCGGACGCACAACAAAAAGCTCCTGCAGATCGCCGAGGTCCTGAACGAGACGAACGAGATCCTTCAGGACCAGGTGTGGCTGGAGGCCAATGCGACCTTCGGTCACAAGGTGACGATTCGGACGAATTTGCCGACCGGTTCCTGGCGGCAGATCAACGGGGGCGTCGCCAAAGAGAAGTCCAGCACCGAGAATGCCGTCGAGGCTATCGGCATGCTGGAGTCCTACAGCGAGATCGACTGTGAGCTGGTCGATACCGCTCCGAATCCGAAGGCGTTCCGGTCCCAGGAGGACATGGCGTTCCTGGAAGGGATGTCTCAGACATGGGCGAACACGCTCATCACCGGTGACCAGGTGACCACTCCTGCGTCGTTCACGGGCCTGCAGCCGCGGTACAACGCGGTCAGTAACCCGAACGTGGTCAGCTTCGGCGGCTCGGCCTCCGGCTCCATGACCTCGATCTGGGTGGTTCAGTGGGGCGTCAATCGAGTGCATATGGTCTACCCTCGTGGGTCCAAGACCCTGGGTGTCAAGATGGCGGACCTGGGCGAATGCACGGTAGTAGACAGTGGTGGCACGAATCAGTTCCAGGCGTACCGTACGCATTTCCAACTGCATGGTGGCCTGGTGATTCATGACACGCGATGTGTCAAGCGGCTGTGCAACATCAATTTGGCCAGCTTCGCCAACCTCGACGACTACCTCCTGGAGGTCATTAACGACTGTCCGTTCCAGGCGGCCGGTGCGGTGATCTACTGCAACCAGGACGTCAAGACGGCGTTCGACATCCTTGCCAAGGACAAGACCAACGTCCACTGGTCCACCGACCAGATCTGGGGCAAGGAAGTCACGACCTTCAAGGGTCATCCGGTTCGCCGGGTCGACGCAATCACGACCACAGAGGCCACGGTCACTTAGGAGCGGCCTGGAACTAGAACTGAAGCGTAAGCAGAAAGGATAGAAGATGGCGTACCAAGATGCACAGCTCGTGTTTAGCGATGGTCAGGCCGAGACGACGGTTGCCGCTCACGACAGTGACAACATCATCGACCTGGGTGCCAACCGCGAATACGTCGGCCAGGGCCAAGACCTGGTCATCAATGCCGTCGTGGACACCACGTTCACGAGTGGTGGTGCGGCCACCTTGCAAGTCAAGGTGCTGACCTGTGCCACCGTGGGTGGATCGTACGACACGATCCTGGAGAGCGAAGTATTTGCTCTCGCGGATTTGGCGGCAGGTAAGATCCTGCTCCAGGAGACGATTCCGCCGGAGATGCTGGAGTTCGTCAAGCTGACGTACACCATTGGCACCGCCGTGATGACGGCGGGAGCGATCAATGCCTGGATCGGCACGGTCGGCCCGTCGTTCCACACGCGACGCATGAGCTAGAGCCAAACGGGGAGGGGCCTGGCCCCTCCCTTTTTTGAGGATGCGACATGGCAGCGGTGACGACATTGGACGTGTACAACATGGCCCTGACGCTGCTCGGGGCTACGCAGCTCGCGGCCGATACCGATACGCCGAATGGGCCGCTGTGCGTGTTGTTTTACGAGCGGGTTTGCGAGCAGGTCCTCTCGGAAGATAACTGGTTACACCAGATCCTCCGAGAGGGGTTGACCGCTGAGACGGCGACGGCTCCGGAGTTTGGTTTCGACTACCACTTTCTACTGTCGGGTCTCGCTGAGACGGTGGCCCGTATCGTCCAGGTCTACAGTGATGACGGCGAGACGCCGATCAAGTACGCCCGTGAGGGGGCGTATATCCTGGCCGACGCAGATGAGATCTATGTGCGGTATGTCCAGGTCGAAACCGACCCCGCCAACATGCACCCGAAGCTCGTCGAGGCCATTGCGATCAAGCTGGCGATGGTCCTGGCAACGAAGGTTAAGGCGAGTCGTTCAAAGGCGGATGGTTTGCGGCAGGACTACGAGCGAGTCAGGTTGGAAGCCCGAATGAACGGGCTCATCGAAATCGAAGACCCGGCGGACCAGGAAGATGGAAGCAGTGACTGGGAAGACGCCCGCAACTGAAGGGCGGCCTAGCAAGAGACTGAGCATTGTCAACGGTGTCGTGCCTGCCCTACTGGCGGTCTCGGGGTCGTTGGCGACCGAGAGCGTTGTGCTCGCGGGGGTTGCCCTGGGCGGGGCGATCTTAATTGCTGTGTTGGGGCTGGCCAGTTACACCTGGCAGCCTGTTTTGAAGGGGCGTTGATATGTTGAGACGGTTGACTGAATGAGCAACCACTGGCTCAATCGATTCATTCTCTATTGGCCTCGGCATCATACCCACACCCCGTGGATGTTGGTGAAGGCCTTGTTAAGTGGATGCTTCCACACCGTGTGGTTCGGTGGCACCTATAGGGCCGAGGTCGACTATCTGCCTCAGCTGATTCGCCTTTGTGAGAAATTTGGTGTGCAGACCATCTACAGTCGATGGCTGTTCCCTGCGTCGGTTTCGTCAGAGGTCGAGGACGCCGTCTGGTGGAAGTGGATGACTGCCGAGGCGATGTCGCAACAGATTCAGCGAATCACGAACCGGGCAGAAGAGTTGGGGTGTCAGTACACCGGTGTCGACTCGGAGGTGTACAACTCCTATGCATCCTGGAGCCGGTCTCCAATGAGCGACCGACTTGCCTACCTGTGGTTGCAGGAGCAGGTAGCTGTGTTGCCCGGCGTGGACTACGCATTCACTGGGTATTGGGCCCGGTCTGACGATCTGCCCACCAAGGCGTTCCATTGGGTGGGCGACCGGCCCATCATCGACCGGACGTATTACCGAGGTCCGGACTTCGGCTCGATCCTGCCGGTGTGCGATCAGTACGCCGAGGAGATCAGTTGCCCGTGGACGGGCGGGCAGATCATTGTGTCGAACACGCCCCAAAAGATCAATGAGGCGGTCACCACCTGGACATTGGACACACTCGACGAGGCGTGTGAGGTATTGACGGACAAAGAGATATTGATGTACCTGGTCCGGGAAGATGAACCGGAAAAAGTGATTGATGGGTTGTTGGCCATACGGAAGGAATCGTCGTGAAAAGAGAATGTCTGATTATTGTGTTGCTCGTGTCATTGCTGTCTCTGGTGTCGTTGGCCGACTGGCAAATGGCTGAATGGCCCGTGGATACGACCGGTGACGGGCTGATCTCGTACTGGAAGCTCGATGACGTGTCCGTCCAGGACTCGCGAGTGGCCCACTACAAGATGAACGACAATGCGGCCTCCAGTACGGTTACAAACGAGGAGGGGACGAACGGAACACTGGAGGATGGATCGGACGATTACACCTCCGACCACGACGTGGATGGTGTGACGACGGCCGGGTTTGTGCGAGCCCTGGAGTTCGATGGGTCCGATGACTACGTGGATACGGGCCAGACGTTCCAGTCTACCTTCCGAGGGTCGTTTACGCTTTCGGTTTTCGTTGCCCTGGATGATGGCCAGGACAGCGACACACAGATGATTCTTTGCAGCTTCGACCCCGATCAGACCGGTGACAATATGGTTGAGCTCTTCGTGAGCGTGGCGGGCGATGTTGGAGCCTACTACTACGCGGACGACAATGGCGGCCTGGCCTTGACCGACGAGGTGGTGTTTGACAACGGGGCGACAGGCTGGACACATCTGGCGGCCGTATTTCGTGACGAGAACGAGTCCGCCGGAGCCAAGACGATCACGTTGTACGTGAATGGTGAGGCGGTGGATCTCGACGCGTCCTACGATGGCGACCTGGACAGTGCAACCGACTTCGACGACTTCACCACGACAGATAACCTTTACATGGCGGCCTATTGGGACGATGGGTTTACCACGTCCCTGCTGGATGGCCGCATGGACAATGTGGAGGTCTATGGCTATGCCTTGGAGGCCGAGGAGGTCAAGGCCTTGTATGACCTTCAGGATGAAGATACGGAGACGGCCGACAGCACAGCTATCGACTATTGCAACCGTCACGACGGCACGACATCTGATCCGGTAGACGAGCTGTATGACCTGAGTGGGCAGGTGGGCTCCTGCTTCGATCTGGACGGCTCGGACGATTACATTACAGTCTCGGATCACGCAGACCTGGACTTTGATTCGGATGAATCTTTCTCGTTCGCCGCCTGGTTCAAGACCTCCTATAGCAGTGCCTACCAGTGCATCGGAGACAAGACCCTGTACGACAGTGGTTATGATGACGGGTGGCGGCTCTATCTGACGTCCGGCGGTGCGATCTACGGTGTGACCTGGGCCAACAGTTCCCAGGAATCGGTGGGTGACACGACTGCCTGGAATGATGGCTCGTGGCATCATGCGGTATTCGTTCGGGATGCCGATGAAGACGAGCTGCGGCTGTACATGGATGGCCGCCTGGAAGATACCGAGAGCGTATCGAGCGGTCGTGACCTGTCTACGAGTGTGGACATGAAGCTCGGCGTCAACTGCTCCGGCAACACGAAGTTCGACGGCAAGCTGGATAATGTAATGCTGTACGCGAGGGCCTTGAGTACATCGGACGCCAATGACCTGTACTGTCGCGGGGCGGACGCCAAGGCCAGCGATGGTGTGACGTGGCAGCACTGGGAAGATCTGCGGTATGCGTACTGGCTATCGTACATTAACCCCACGCCGCATCGGTTACGGTTTACGCCACCGAGCATTGTTGAGTTTGGCCCCGATGGGGAATATGCCGATACATGGGGGCCGGGTGAAATCTTTTGTTCTGACCCCAACAATGACGACGAAATCTATTTCAATAAAACCCAACGTACCGCCACGCAGTGCGGGGGCAACCCGTCCGGTGATTCTACGAATTGGGCGGTGGCGGCAGATCCCAGCTTTTACCATCATTTTGACCGTAACCAAGAACGATACATGGTGACCAGCGGAGGAACTGCCAGGCAGGCATACACACTTTTGCCGGTACAGGTAGACCCACGGTATCAAGTGGATTTGTCGAGCCAGGTTGGTGGGTTTGTGTCTACTCCGACAAGCAAATCCATCTCTGCTTCAGAATGGCAGGATTGGTATGATATGATCGAGACGCTTGTTACCAGCTCTGCCTCCGAGCTCTGCGGGGAAGTAACATCCACGTTCACCAGTCGATGGGAAGACGCCGAAGACGATACGTATGACCTGTATGATGACGGTGGCGTTCAGCTCCTGACGTCGCATTACTGGGGCTGTAACGGAAATGAGATGGAGTGGATGCTGGAGCGTGCCGGTTCAGGCAACTACGACTGGATATTGGATACCACCACGCCGTACATCCCGGCGGGCTGGAACAACGATCCCAATAGCTCTGGCGGTACAGGCGAGATCGTGGCGACATGGAGACGCATTCCTTCGTGTTATCCGGTTCCTACATTTGATGGGACCGTTGAAAGTTCGACGGACACGTTGGTGTGGCCGGGCGATTGCGGCACGGACCCGCCGGGATACGGATACGACAACTACATTGGGAACGACATTGATTCCGGTTATACAAGTCACAGTCTGTCATGGGTGCGATCCGAAGTGGAGGATGCCTGGATCGGTAGTGAGACGGAAATTATTACGGACGAACTGGTCGATGACCTCTTGACGGATCATGGGTGGATGCCGGTTACGGGCGACCCCCAGGTATGGCCGATGCCGGACGTTTCTCTTATTACCCCGCCATCTGAGGTGGTCAACAACTTGCGGGACATACTGGACGAGAGCGGCGAACTGCGGCGGCGACTTTCGGCTCAGTGCTACGAGATTAAAAATAGAGTGCGAAATGTCGTTATTCCAGATGGTGATACGGGGCACTATTTCTCGTCGATTAATGATGCCATTTCGGACTGGGTCGATGCAATCAATGACACTTGGGCTGATGACTGCAATCCCAACAATGACGGTTACGGCACGAAGTGGGAGGTCTACACTTCAGCTCCGAGCTGGTATCCTGCGACATGTGCATGGTATTGCGATCAGGAGACCGACCCGAACAAGTACACGTTGTTTGTAGATGCCCCCACACAGACCCCAGGCCCCCAGGTGCAAGCGTGGGCGGTCTGGCCCAAGACATCACCCAATGCGTGTGCCTGGATGGATATGATCGGCGAAGCGTGGGAGTGTCCCCCGGAGTATAATATTTGGGGCCAGGGGTATAGAGTTGAGTATCTTGGGAAGGATTACATGTCTGCTTCGGTGTCGGCGAACAGGCCTGGCCGGTTCGTGTCTCCGTATAACGTGAGGGTCAATGCGTATCCCGGCAAGGAATTGGTGGATGGTTTCGACGCCCCGTCGTTGGTGACTCCCGCTGTACAGACATATCAGTTCATAACTCCGAATCCGTACGAGTGGGGCAGTTTTGGGTATTGGCATGATGTGTATTTATGGTACGGCTCCAAGAAGAACGATAGGCCCTGGTCGCTCTGGATTGCAGGCGGGTACGGGTGGTGCGAGCTGGGGGCGAGCTCTAACCAGGCCGAACACTATTTGCCGAGTGACGTTGCGGAGTATGGCTACCTCGCATACTTCTCTCCGTTCGAGATTCCTGACGCCGACAATCAGGCTCCCGACATTGAATTCCCACAGGTCGATCAGGAGTCTATTGATGCCGGGTCCAGCGGTGCCATTGCGGCACCATTCAATATCGTGAATGAAGAGCTGCAGGACGAGCAGTGGGAGTTTGCGTTCAGCGAGGTGTTGTATGAGTCGGAGTAGCGGGGATTGGGTGCCCCATGATCGCCTCGAAGGTGTACGGCGACAGGTCGTTCGGATCGGCGGTCCCAATGTAGGCCCGCAAAAAAACATCGGCCGACATCCGCTCCCAGTACACTCGCCACTGTTCTCGGTTGGTTCGGCGAAGCCGTCGTATCGCTGGTTCAGACATCATGGTAGCGTAGATGAGTGCCCCCTTCTTGCCGCCTTGGGCCTCGATGATATGGGGCTGGCTGGACAGGAATTCAATTTGTTCCTGTCGAGTCGGGACGTGGTCCAGCGAGTGCCACCAGTCCCATGCATCCTTGCGGGCCTGTTCGATTGTGGTCGTCATGCTGACCAGCATGGCTTCCCTGGCGTTTCGCGGCTCCGGCTGCTCCTGGACGACGGGGGGCCAGGTAGGCTTCGGAGGCCGTATCGGTGGACGGGGCGGCGGCAGAGTTGCGGTCCAGATCGCCAGGCTCGTCATGATGACGGCCAGGGGTGCCATGATGAACAGGGCTCGTTTGGCGGTGCGTTCGGTCATGCCTCTAGTGTACAACGGGCGGCCTAGGGAAATCAAGGGATCGGAGAAGAAAATGTTCTCAATAACACGAGCTGCGGGCGATACATATTATGGGCGGCTGATCCACAGGAATGGCACAGTCTGGAATACGGTCACGAGCCAGTTCGAGAGCTCTCCGGTCTGGGCGAACACAGACATTGCCATGACCGAGGTCAGTTCCGGCTGCTATGTGTTCACGCCTCCAAGTGGCCTGTCCTTTGGCCTATATACCGTCGCGATCTACAAACAGGCAGGGGGTGGCCCTGTCATCGGCGACACGCTGGACAGCGAAGAAGAAATCACAGTGGTACAAACCTAGGAGATCCTCATGGCGGCGATCCCAACTTTAGACCTGCCAAATATTGCGGCATCTGACATCGACACGTTTACGCGGAGCACTCATGCCTTCCGAGATGACGGTGTGGAGGTGGCCGTAAACGTGCCGCGGATTGAGCTGGCGGCCGTCGCCAGCAGGCCGGACGTGACCGAATACTGGGGCTCGACAGCCTATTCGTGCCGCCTGGTGGACGACCCCTATGTCTGTGTGTCGGTTGGCGTCCAGTTGGATGTGTACCATAAGGACGACCTGGTGACACCGGTGACCACGATCAACGTCCAGACAGACTCTCCGTTCAGTGGTGATTTTGCGGCAGGCGACGAGATCCAGGGCATGATGCTTATGGCCAATGGCGAGTGGTTGATGAGTACCGGGCAGAAGACGAATGCCGCCCGCGGACACCTCTGGTGGTCGGGTGACCATGGAGCCACCTGGACGATTTGCACGTGGTCTACGGATTACGCGGATGCCTCCCAGAGCGTGTCTGTGTCGGCCGGGGATAGCCTGGCGTTGATCTCCGGCTACGCGGTTTGGTTTTCGATGGGCCCCGACGCTGTTCGTGATAATGAGGTCGTTATTTGCGAGTATGGCAACTATGCTCAGAATGGTGATGCCTGCGGTTGTCGTGTGTACTACTCAAACGACTATGGACGTAGCTGGACCGTGATCTACAACCATGTGGACATGCAGAGCCTGGGGGCAGGGGCGTTGAATCTGCATGTTCATGCGGTGAGCTTTGATCCCAATTCGACGGACACCGTCTGGATTGCCACCGGTGATGGGACGGACTACGCTGGGATTTGGAAGCTCGATCATAACGGCGGTGGCGACAAGACCTCCGAGGCCCAGTGGGACACCGTTCAACAGGTGACCCCGTGGCAGTCGGTGTCATTCCTGTGCGACGGGGACTATTTGTATTGCGGGCATGACGGATCGAGTGATGTGCAGGGGGTGGTGGCCCGAATCAACACTGTCACGCTGGACTGGGAAAACGTTCTCTGGTTGCCGAATTCCAATGCGGTCTCTGAGGTGCCCTACCGGGCCTGGGCCTCCAACATCTACTGCTTCAGCATCCGCAAATTCGACGGAGTCTTCTACGCATGTGGCATGCGGGAGGGTGCCAATGATGCCCAGGTGGGGTTGTACGTCTCGGCGGATGGGATGAACTGGACGTGTGCCATTCGCTATGATGATCGCCGTGGGATCTACAATGTTGTCGCCGAGCTCGACGATGTGCTCTGGGGTACACGGTACAATCTGGCGAATGTCGTGCGGGCCGTCACGTTGGAGCCGGTGGAGTGTGCCACCCGGACGGCTGTCCGGTGCGAGCGAGGCGTGAAGAACCAGACGGCGGCCGCCAAGGCATCGATGGAAGCTGCCGAGAACTACGGGCCTAACGGAGGAAGTTACTGGCAGGAAGGTGGGCGTACGACCGATGAGGCCTGGGTCGGTGACTACTCGTACAGTCTGGAGGGTGGGGCCGCGGGCGACGACGCCGGTACGGACATGGTGGGTCTCGGGTATGAAGGTGAGAGTGTCCTGGACACGGGCATGAAGATCACGTTTCAGATGCGGTGCAAGCAAGGGGGGACGCTGGCCCGAACTGCGAACCTGGTCTCTCTCCGTCCACAGTTCTATGATTACAAGGGCGAGACCTACACCGGCAAAAACTCCTACTATGCCCAGTTCCGACCGACGCCCGCCTGGCAGAAGTTCTGGTTCTACGATGAGTCCCTGGATGCCAGTGCGTCGTGGGCCGGAGGAGGAGGGGTACGGTTGTTCATGTCCCGAAACCCGGATGTAGCTCACGATGAGAAGATCTACATGGACGGCTGCATGATCGCCATGATGGCGAACTTCTGGTACACCGGCACGTGGCATCCGGGCGGCGAAACGCGAGGCGATGAGACGGCGGCGATCAGCCTGGCCTCCGCTGTGTCGTCTGCGGCCTGCACGTTTACCTGGGCCTGGTCTCCGGAAATGGCCAGCCGCGAGACAGCCGAGGGGATGACCGTGTTCACCCTTTCGGATGGCGTCAACCAAATCCTGGTGGGGTACGATCACGCGTCAGGGGACTTCATTGCCAGTGACGGCACCAATTCTGCACAGACCACCACCCAGGTAACCTGGGAACGCAAGGATACCCTGCGGTTCGCGTTGATTTGTGAGGGATCGGACTTTACGCTGGTTGTACAGACGCCTCATGTTGCAGCCCAGTCTATTGCCGCGGGCGGCAATGTCCTCGGAACGCCGACGTCCATGACGTTCGGGTCGGCTACGTGCATGGGCCTGTTTAGTAACGTGGCCGTGTATGATGAGGCTGTTCCGGTGGCCGAAATCACTCCGTCCCTGGACCATGTGGACAATGCCTATCAGTGGCGGACTGAGAACGCAGCAATCATGGGATCTACGATCCAGGCGAGCGGATCGGCGTTGTACTGCCGACTGGTGCATCCTGTCCGTGGCGAGGTCTGGAACCCAACGACAGGCGTGTGGGAGGCGTCTTCCACATGGGGCGATGGCGTGATCGACATGCCGGAGGCTTCCTGTCGGGGCCTGTTCCCTGTACAGGTTGCCCGTGCCAGCAGATTGCGGCACGTTCGGTGTGTGATCTATGAGCAGGCGGGAGCGTCTCCCGCAAGCTCAGATTCCATCGTGACGGAACTGGAATTCACTGGCTGGTAGGGCTCCATGTTAGTCGATCCCGTTGTGCATTCGTTCAATGCTGGGGAGCTGTCGCCGCTTCTGGATGGTCGCAGTGACCTACAGAAATATCAGAGCGGCTGTCAGACGCTCCAGAATTTTATTGCGACACCGTACGGTGCGGCCGAGCGGCGTCCAGGGACGGGCTATGCCGATGTCGCCACGGGAGGTGGGTACACCTGGCTTCTGGAGTTCCGGTATAGCATCGACCAGGCGTACGTCATCGCGTTTTCGGATGGGGCGTTCCGAATTATCGCGTTGGATGACGACGGCGTTCCCGGCTTCCTTGTGCAGTTTGTCGCGTCCCAGTGGGCGGCAACTCGGGACTACACATATGCTGACTATGTTCTCAACAACGTCGGGGGCAATTGGTACGCCTACGTGTGTATCGAGGCCCACACATCGGCGGCGGGCGATGAGCCGGGCGTAGGGGCGAACTGGGAGACGTACTGGCACAAATTGACGTTCCAGTCTGGGCAGTCGTTTTACGTGGAATTCCCAAGCGTCTACGCTGAAGCGGATCTGCCTCGCGTACACTTCAAGCAGGTGAACGACATCCTGTACCTAGTCCATCCCGACCGCCCATGGCAGAAGCTGATGCGGCTTGGCAGCTCCTCCTGGCAAATGGTCGAAGTCGAGCCTGAGGGTGGGCCGTTTCTTGACGAGAACATGGACAATGACGAAACCATGCTGGCCATGCCAACGCCCGGCACGGTGGCGGCCATGTCCGATTGCTTCGAAGCCGGACATGTTGGAGCCCGGTTTGCCATCCGGAACTTCCGCGATTCGGGGGATCTGATGGTGGGTGGTGCAGGTGGCGTCGGTGCTGCGAATGCGTGGTCGGACCCGTTGCTGGTCATTGGTGGCTGGGAGGCTCACATGACCGGCACGTGGACCACCGGGGAGATCCACCTGGAGAGGTCTGTGGATGAGGGTCAGACCTGGGAGGTCATTCACACCTACCGTCAGGACACGATTGACAGCGGCGATGAAGACGAACACGGCATTTACTATCGAATGAGCAGCAGCAATAACTTCAGCGGTTCCGTGAAGTGGCATCTGGCCTCAACGGGCAACAAGCAGACGGGTATCATTGAAATCACCGGCGTTGTGGACGCCGCCTCCTTTCCGGCCTGGGTCACGGCAACAGCGTATGTGCGTGGCGATTATGTCGTGCAGGCCGGGGCATATTATCTGTGCCTGGTGGGGCACACGTCGGGGGTGTTCGCTACGGACCTGGCAGCCGGATATTGGGAGGAGCACGATACGGCAACGGCCTGGGTCACGGCAACGGGGTACGTGCTTGGAGATCGTGTCCACGAAGCCGGGTACGAATACAAGTGCATCATTGCCCATACCTCGGGGACGTTTTCCACAGACCTGGCGGCTGGCAAGTGGCGGCTGATTGGAACAGCCAAGCACTGGCTGGCCACGTTTACCGAAGTGGAGGATCTTTATGATTTTGCGGGTGTGACCGCCTGGGCGACAGGGAGATCGTACAAGGTTGGCTCCCTGGCGGCATCGGGCGGGGAGGCGTTTCGGTGTGTGACTGCCCACACTGCGGCGGCAGCGTTCACCACGGACCTGGCGGCGGGGCTCTGGGAGCCTGCCGAAAGGACCCGATACTGGGCGGAGGGGGCATGGTCGGATGTTCGCGGCTACCCCGGCACGATTGCTATGTTGGACAGTCGACTCTGGCTTGGCGGCTCCACGTACGAGCCGGGAGCTCTCTGGGGCAGTGCCGTGGACGACTGGGAAAACATGCGGCTGGGTACATTGGACGACTCGCCGATGAAAATCACGATTGCCGCCTCTCAGCAGAACCGCATTCGTTGGATGGCGGACAAGGCTGCTTTGCTGGTGGGTACGCAGGACGGAGAGAGCAGTGTCCACGGAGTGAACGAAGAACCCCTGACGTCTACGAGCGTCAAAGTGGACGGTGACGGGGCATGCGGTGGAGCAGCCGTGATGCCCATCAAGGGGCCGAGAGGCATCATGTTCGTGGAGGCCAACGCCAAGCGACTACGGTGGATGGGCTACCAATTCGAATCGGATGGCTATGAGAGCCGCGACCTGACGATCCTGGCCGAGCACATCACGGGCGATGGTATTGTGGCGGCCGCCTATCAACGGCGGCCACACCCGTGTATCTGGTGCGTCCGTGACGACGGGGTTTTGCTGGGTCTGACGTATGAGCCGAGCCATGACGTGATCGCATGGCATCGACATGGACTGTATGATATCGACCTGAACTACCAAGCCGTGGCGGCCGAGGTGGAATCGGTGGCCGTTATTCCGGGGGAGACGGAGGACGTTGTCGTCCTGTCCGTCAAACGAAGCATCTTGGAGAGTGGCCGCGGCAGTGCAGCCGTCACCAAGCGGTACATTGAGTATTTCCGGCCTCGCAAAGTGGATAGCTACCTGGACGCCTGGCACCTCGATTCGGCCCTGAGCTGGAACGGGGGCGATGCGGTGGACTGCACGACCCTGGCGATTGCGTCTGGAACAGTCACGCTGACGCTGCCCTCTTTACCATCGGACAGTAGCGGCACCGACCTGGCGAACGGCGACAAGATCCGCATTGCAGGCAGTGACTACACGGAGCTGAACGGTGCTTGGGAAGTGTCAGCTCTCGCCGGGGCCGGTCCCTATACCCTAGTCCTGAAAAACGAGGACGGCAGTGCTTACACGTCGGCCCGCGGCGACGAATCGCCGCACACGGACGACTACACGGTCACGTGGGTCAAAAAGACCTTTGACGGCCTCGACCACCTGGAAGGCGAGGACGTGGACGCTTATGGGGATGGGGCGGACGTCTCGCCCGCCAGTGACTACGTGCAAAGTGGCGAGGTCACCTTGTCGGCCTATGTCAACCAGGTCGTGATCGGCCTGGGGTACACCTCGGTGCTGCAGCCGATGCGGATCGACGTGGGCACACAAACGGGCACCGGCCAGGGGAAAATTCGGCGGATCTATGAGTTGGCTGTTTCGTTCTATGAGACCCTCGTGCCAAAGGTGGGTACAGACCTAGACGATCTGGAGAGTGTGGACTTTTCTGATGAGGGGGTTCATTCAGCCACAGTGCCATTCACCGGGATCTTTGTGCAGGCCGTGGACGACGACTTTAACCGAACGGGGAACCTGTACGTGGTGCAGGATGCACCCTTGCCAACGACAGTGCGGTCCATTCTGCCCAGGATGGAGATCGCAGATGAGTAGCCTGACGCTGGTGCCGTTTGAGGCCGAGCACTTTCGCAAGGTGTGCGACCCGTCCATGCTGCTCATGCCGGAGCTGGAAGGTGGCCTGGCCTTGTGCTCCCGGCCCGGATATGCATTTTCTGCAAAAAAAGATGGTAAGATTCTTGGCTGTGGCGGCATTAAAGAGTTTTGGCCCGGTGTCGGTGAGGCCTGGGCAGTGTACGCCGTGGACCGAGTTGAATACACACACCGAATTGCACGAATCACCCGACGAATCCTCGCGAGAGTGATTAATGAAAAGCATATGCGGCGGGTGCAGGCGGTCGTGAATGCGAATTTCGCGACGGGCATGCAGTTCATGAGGTGGTTGGGATTCCGATTGGAGGGCCGCATGTTTCAGTATGGCCCGAACGGAGATGACTATTTCCTATATGCGTGGACAGGGTGACACATGGCCGAGTATGCAGTGATCGCAGCGATTGCCGGGACGGCGACGGCCGCCTATGGACAATATCAACAGGGCCAGGCTGCGGATGCACGCGGCCGAGCCGAGAAGGACTGGCACAACTACAACGCAGAGATATCTCGTCGGCAGGCGAAGGAGGCCGAGCAAAAGGCCTTGGCTGACGCCCGCCTGCACAGTAAGCGTACGCGTGCCATCCAGGCCAAGCTTCGGGCCGGATACGGTGCTTCCGGGGTGTCGATGAGTGACGGGTCGCCCCTGGCCGTCCTGGAGCAATCGGCTGTGGATGCCGAGTTGGATCGTCTGCTCATTTTGAGGGAGGGGCTCCTGCAGAGTCAGGGCTACGAGTCCCAGGCAGCCCTTGATGTCGGAGCGGGCTCCATGGCACGGCTACGTGGCCGCAACGCCAAACGGTCGGCCCGGTGGCAGGCTGGGGCCACTCTGTTGAGCGGTGCGTCGAGCACATACGGCATAGGTCGTGAATACGGAATGTGGGACAAATGAGATGCCTAAGCTACAACCCTACAGGCAGCAGTTGACACCATCGAGTCGAACGGGTGGGGCCCGGGCAAACCCGGGGGCCATGTCTTCGACGGGTGCCGAGATGGTTGGACGTGGCATCGCCTCGGTGGGCGGAGCCATGAATGACGTGGCCAAGGCAGCCCTGCAGGTCCAGGGGATGATGGACGAGGTGGAGCTGAGCAACGCCGAGCGGAGCCGGGACGAGCACATGCTCAAGGTGTTCCAGGAGATCGAGGCCGAGCCGAACTACCGAAAGCATGAGGAGATATTCCGCAAAGGCATGGAGGGCGTCAGCCAGTTCGTGCCTGCCAGCAAACCGGCAGCAGATGCTTATACGCGACGAGTCAATCAACTCGCTCCATATTGGCAGAGCAAGTTACATCGGCACACGACCACCCGGATGACTCGGACGATTGATGCCGACACGCAGCTCGCGATTGAGCAAGAGAGCGACGCAATCAAAGAGGCCATCCTGGAGGATCGGGACGATGACCTCGTTCTGCACATCGACAATGCTAACGAGGCCATCGAGCGACGGGTGAAGTACGGTCTGCTGACGAGCAAGCAGGCCCAGGCGATGAAGGACGATCTGGAGTATTCGATCTCGCACCAACAGGCCTGGCGGCATGCCCTGAGCTATGATACGTTCGAGGAGGGCAGTGGATATCTACTACAGGAGGATCTTCGCGAAGAGGATCGGGCCGATATGGTTCGGGAGCTGGAGGTGGTTCACGATAAACGCAAGGCCGCCCGTATCGAGGCCACGAAGGAGCTCCAGGAGGCCGAGAGGCTTCAGGTGGTTGAGCAGCTTGCCGCGAACACATTGACCTGGGAGGCCATCCAGTCGACCAGCCTGGACGCCCAAGAGAAAAACATGTGGCGAGAGCGGATGGAAGCACGGGCCAAGGCATTGGCCGTCGAAGAAGAAGACCCCTTCGAGGTGTACGCCCCAGGGGTTGCTGCCGATATCGCCGCCCGGATCGATACCGACCAGCCCATTACGGTCGAAGAGATCTACCAGCTCGTCGGTGCGGGAAAGGATGGAGGTATCACCTGGCAGCAGGCCCAGCAGTTCGCCGGAGATCTGGCGGCTCGCGAGAAGGCCAAGGACACCGGGACTGGCGGTCCCCTCGATAATGAAACCTACAAGAACCTTGTGCGGTACATGGAGGACTTTCGCAAAAGCGGATTTTTTATCTGGGGCCAGGATCTCAACAATAACAATAGTATCAACTATGAGGATCTGTCACCCGAGCAGCGACTTGAAAACGACGTACTTTTTGAGTCGGTCCTGTCAGACTTTCGCCGGTGGATGAAAACCAACCCGGACGCTTCGGATGTGCAGATCCGCGAGAAGTATGAATCACTCATCAATCCCACCCGTGACCAGGTGGCGATCACGGCGGTCCAGGGCCTGTTCCAGTTTGCTGCTCGTGAGGCTCATAGACGCGAGCAGAGACGGCAGGTTCTCTGGAACCGGCTGAAGGCGGGAACGCCCTCGCAGGGTATGCCCGAGGAAGAGGGGGAACTGACCGAGGCCGAGGCCGAGAAGCTCATTGCTGAGATGCCGGGCCAGGCCAGCCAGATCTACAGGAAATGGAAGGGGTCGATCACTGCCGTGGAATTCTTGGAGCGATGGGAAGCACGCATGCAGGGGAGGCAACCCTAATGCCCATCATGGAGCAAGAGATCCGCCGGATGGATCGGCAACCAGATCGATTGCCTGTTCCAGAGCTTGACATTTCCGCAGAGATCGACGCTGATATCACGCGGCAGATCGACGGCGACATCCAGCAGGAGGTGGACCGCCAGTCCTACCTGGCCCTACACGCCGCGGCGAGCCTGGACCCGGATCTGTATTCGCAGATCCTGCAGACGAAGCACCAGGAACGCCAGCTCTATCATCCCCCGGAATACAAGATCGATCAGATGAGCGACCGGCTCCTGGAGCGGGAGGCTATGTCTGCAGGGGCCACCCTAAAGAGCGTCACGCAAATGCGAAAAGAGGGCAAGCTCCAGGACTATGTGCGTGACAGTCGCGAGCGTCGCCGACCCCAGAAGACCGAAGCGGTCCCGCGGTATCGCGAGCAGATCCTGGGAGGGGATCTGGTGCGTGTCAATCAGATGCCCGAGAACGGGCCGACGATCCGGGCGGCCAACGCCCTATATCTGGCCGAGCTGACCGGCACAGATCCGAAGCAGGCGGCTGTCCTGTACGACGGACTGGTACATACATTCTTCGGCGACAAGGACCCAAAGGACATTCGCCCCTTGACCCGCCTGATCCGCCGGTGGTACTCCGATCAGTATATGCAATTTGCCGGGATCGACCCTGCGGTGTACAGGATCGCGGGCAAGTTCGTTGCAGGCGAGGAGCTGGACTGGCAGGCAATCACCGACAACATTCCAGATGATCGAGTCGATGAGCTGCTGGCGTACATCTCTATGCAGGTCACGCCGGAAAACCGTGGGTTCTACAAGAAGGCTCTCGACCAGATGCGTCGGGCGGAGAACCGGACAGGACGTAACCTGCTGCGTACGGGCCTGATGTCCAATCAGATGAAGAAGGCGACCGACCTGGCCCTTGCTATCGATGAGTATGAGGCGGAGACAGGCCTGAAGCCAGATCATCTCATGGAGATCTATGACCGGTGGGGTGAGCTGAAACGCCGTAAGGACAGTGTTAAGGAGCGGATGGTCAACGCCGCTGAGTCTGCCGATCCCATCGAGGGGGAGAACGTCTTCTCGAAAGCAACCCTGATGTCTCTGGGCATTCTGCCTGACGCGGCGGCCTCTGTTCCCATGGCCATGGGAGGTCACCCCGAGGCGGCGGCAGCCTACTGGTACGCCCGTGTGATGCCGAGTGTGTATGACGACCTTCAGGACTTAGGGTTCGACGACGATGTCTCGGCGATGACTGCAACCGGTGTCGCGATCCCCATTGCCCTGATTAACGCCATTCAGGCGAAGCAGCTTGTGAACCTCTCGCCGAAGGCCAAGCAAGAGGCGGTCAAGGCAGCTCGCGTTGGTATGGCTCGCTATTGGGCCAAGAAAGGTGTGCAGACCGGTGCTACAATGGGTGTTGAGTGGCTGGAGGAGGGCGGCGAAGCCCTCGTTCAGGTGGCTGGAACGGCTATCGCCCAGGCTGTTTCGAAGCATCATCCCGAGATTGACTGGAACGAGGTTGTCGCGGGCCAGCTCAAGGGCCTGCAAGATGCGGCCTGGGCCCTGCCCGGCCTGGTCTTGGGCGGCAAGATGATCGAGATATCGTCTGAGTCGAGGCATATTGCGAGCATACAGAAGGCCTCCGGCTGGACGAAGCCGCAGGCACGAGGAGCTGCAGCGGCCCTCCAGAAGGGCCAGCGGCCCGTAGTGCTCAGTGAAAAGGCGGAGTACGCCTGGGACCAGCTCCAGGAGCACGAGCGGCAGGCAATCTTGAACTGGCCGGACCTGGAGCCCGAAGAGCAGGGCATGCTGGCTGGCCGCATCGAAGTCTTAGCGGCAGAAGGCAAGCAAGCCGAGGGTATCGCCGTTGTTGAAGATGTCATGACGAAGAACGGTGTCACCGGGTGGAAGGTCGAGGCTGTTGATGTGATCGAGGGGGCCGAACCTGGCACATTTCGTAGTGGCTCCACACAAATCACCGAGGACGGCATGGCACTGGTCCGTGTCGCCCTGGGCGGCGACAGGGTTACCGGCGGCCACGAGCTAATGCACGTGTTCGACATGATCCTTCCCTCGGAGGATGTGGAGATCCTGCGGCAGGCCTTCCCGAAAGAGGATGGTTCTTACGACCGCGAGGCGGCTGCGGCAGCATGCGGAGAGTATATTGACAAGCACTCCGGATCTGCCCCGCAGACACGGCTCCAGCGGGTTTGGCACTATGTCCTGGAGAAGCTGCGGTCGATCCGTTCCGCCCTGCACCGGTCGGGCTACCGGACAGCCGAACATGTGTTCCAGGATATCATGCGGGGTCAGTACCGCGGACGGAAGATCGATCTGAGTCAAGATCCAGGTGGCGTACAGAATGAGATCCGGCGGCACGGCTTCAGCGGAGAAGAGGCGGCCAGGATCACCGACACGATGGCCGAGCTGGAGGCGGCGGCTGAAGGCAAGGAGGCTCAGCTCGAAGCGGACCTGGCCGAGCTGGACCGGCAAGAGGCCCTGGCCAAGCGTGCCGAGGTGGTCGGCCTGGATGACATGGCCGCGAAGCTGCGGCAGGGCAAGGTGCCCCACAAACTCGCCGAGGCCGCACTGGCCAAGGCGGAGGTCGGGGCCGAGATCACGCACCGGCGTGAGCACCCGACAATCAATCGCGAGGTGTTTGAGACGCGAGAGCAGGACTATAAGGCGGCGGTACGCAGTGAGTTGTTCAAGGCTGCGACAATCCAGCGGGCCGTGAAACAGGAAGCCGAAGAGAAGGGGATCTCGATTCGTGAGGCCCTGGAGCAAACGGACGACCCATGGGTGCATGCAGCTCGTCGAGAGCTGGCCCGGTTGGCCGCTGTCAAAAGTAATATCATGCAGCACGTCGATCCGGGCATGGCAGACCGGTGGGCCGGTGAGGTGTACGACCAGATCCTCTCGCAGGCCAAGCCGGTTGTCGGCAAGGCCCAGGAGCTAGCAGATGCCCAGGCACGCCGTCGTCAGATGCGGGTGTCGTACGAAACCCGGCCCTTGTGGCACTCCAAGCTGGAACGTGTCATCAATGAGAAGATGCAGGCCAGCATGGACGTCCAGCAGTTCGCTAACTGGATCAAGAAGCAGGGGATCAAGGCCGAAGAGATGTTCTGGTCGGGCCTGGATGATGTGATCGAGACTGCCGAGAAGGGCCAGAAGATCACGAAGGACCAGATCCTCGGCGTGATCGCTCAGCACAGAATCATTGTCGAGGAGGTTTTGCTCGACAAGGAGGCCGAAGACTCTCTCTCTTGGGATGACGGGGAGTCCATCGAGCCAGATGACCTTTATATTGCTGAGCAGGCAGACGAGGGCCTGGAAAGGGATCTGCCGGTCATTGTTGAAGAGCATAAGGAGCAGGCCCTGGCAGAGCTCAGGGCTGGCGATGATACACTCATGAACGAGTATGCCATCGAGTGGGATATTGGGGACCGGCTCGACATCGAAACCGAGTCACTGTTTCCGGATGACTTTTTGCCGCCTAACATAAAGGTTGAGTGGGACGAGCAGGCGATTCGCGACACGATCCACGATACGAAATGGGAGGAGTATCGCGAGAAGGCTTACGAGGCCGAGATGACCAATCCGGAGTGGCGGTACGTTGATAGCTCTGGCCGCTTCGAGATTGAAGGCTCACGCGACACTGGGTGGGTCTTGTATGATAGTGACAATGGCACCACGAGTTACCATGAGCACCTGGAAGATGCCCAGGGTCAGGCCAGTGCGTTATGGGCCGAGGTCCACCCCGAGGGCCATGGCCTGCAGTGGGAAGATTACATCCTGTCGGATCAGTTCTACAGGAACTATCGCGAGCTGCTGCTGCGGTGGCCTGAACCAGAAGAGCCCTTCAGCATCGAAGAGCACTGGGGTCCGATTGAAAATGTGATTGCCCACGTGCGGTTCGATGATCGCGTGGACGAGCATGGCGATGACGTGCTGTTCTTGGAAGAGATCCAGAGTGACTGGCACCAACAGGGGCGGGACGCGGGATACAAGCAACGCCTGTCGGAGAAGGAGGTCCAGGGGCTAAAGGAACAATTGCACACATTCATGAACGAGACAGTAGCTCCCTGGATCGCGGCCATTAGCAAGGAGGCGGGCTTACAGCCCGGCTTTACGATTCGTCAGGCCCACGAGCATCTATTTCGGCTGGCGGGGGACGCCCGGGCGGAGGCCCGCCGGTTGGACGCACAAAACAATCCAGCCCTTAACGAAGATGCCGAGGCCGCTCGCACCCAGGCCAAGCGATGGGATGATTTGGCCACGCAGGCCCGCTGGATGTACCTGCGGGTCTTAGACCTTGGACGCCAAGTTAATTCGCGGGAATCGCTCGGCGAAGTGCCCGATGCCCCCTTCAAACAGACCTGGCCGGAGATGGTGCTCCGCCGCATGTTCCGTTGGGCGGCCGACAACGGATACAAGGCCATTGCCTGGACGACGGGAGACCAGCAGATCGAACGGTGGAGCGGACACGGCACCAAGGACGCAACCGTCGTTGAGTGGTTCCCGGAGGAGAAGGAGCTGGTTGTGACGCGGCGGCATCGCGACGTCCCCGAGACGCTGGCGACCAACGTCAGCAAGAAGGCATTGAAGGCCTACTTGGGCAAGGGTCTGGCGGCCGACTTGCTGGCCCAGCCTTTATTGGAGCACGGGGCTCATCGGCTGGAGGCGGATGAGGGCGAGGTGTTTCAAGTGGGCGGCCAGGGCATGCGGTTCTTCTACGACGCGGCCCTGACCAAGATTGCCAATAAGCTGGCCAAGAAGCATGGGGCTAGCGTGGAAGAGGGCTACGTTCAGGTGGACACGCGGACGCGGTATCAGTACGAGGTCCTGGGGGAGGGCGATCAAGAGGAGGGCGTTGTCAACATTCTTTCGGATACCGGCCAGGTCGTTGAGACCATGCGTCGTGGGGCAGACGGTAACTTTGAGATGCGGCCCGGCGAGCGAATTCGCCAGTTGGGCATGGACATTTCCCGCCCCATCTTCGACGTCGTTCACAGGCTGACCTTCTCCGACAAGATGGTTCAGGATTTCAAGGAATCACAACCCCTGTTTGAGACAAAGAAGAAGGATCAAAAAATTCCCTTGACACCCGAGCAGGCCCGGCGTATATTGCAATCACGGCTGTCGCAGGGCCCAGACATTCCCGCTCCGGCGAGACCGTCTGCGATTTCGACAGCCGTACTTGATTATCAACGCAAACGCCTCCTGCGTCAAGACAGCATTCCCGCTGAAGCTGATGGGTCTATCAGTGCGGCCCGGTCGTTGTACGAGACTCGCAATTGGGCCGAATGGAGTGACCGCTTCCGCAAGAATGAGGTTGTCCAGGCCCACTACGGACAGGAACAGATCGACGACTTCCTTCGTGGTATTAAGATGACCGCGAAGATCTTTGGTGATTTCCGTCTGCTGGACGAGGAGGACTCTACAGCAAGTCCTATCCGCGATAACGCCGACCCCACCTATGTCCGAACCTTCGACCTGACCACAGTCTGTCCCCAGCAGGACATGTACGTGGCCGTCATTCGGGAACTGGAGCGGCGGTATGACCGCATTCTGAACCAGGAAGAGCGGTTCTTGATCGGGATGATGATGAACGACGCTGGTTACACTCCGGCTTGCTGGTACTGTTATGGTCAGGCGGGTCGTGACGCGGCCGGTCGTGCTTTCAGTCGTGCTGCCGACATCTACAATCAAGTTGCTGTGGTGTATCGTGAGGGCCGCACGCCCACAGAAGAGGAATTGAAGGATGCCTTTGGCACCTGGAGCCACACAGGCAGATTGGCCAAGGCCGTCCAGCAATACCATGAGCAAGTTCCGTCTGTTGACGCAGTTCGCATGCGAGACATCTGGGTAGGTGACGCAGAACCCGAGAGTGAGACAGAGGCGGCCCTGGCCGAGGTGTTCCGATCCGTGGTCCAGGGGGCCACCAAGCCCAACCGGGCCAAGGGCTGGGCGGCCTACCGGCAACAGATCCTGACTATGAGCCAGGAGTGGGTTGACCGATTCAATTTGGCGGGCGGGCTCCGCATGAACAGCCAGTCAGATTTTCGTCCGTGGTACGTGATCGACACGGCCCAAATGCTGGCCCACCTGGGAACCAAGGGCGGCACAGCTCACGTGTTCACTCGTATTCCGCAGTTCGTGGAGATCTTTGGTGCGACCGGACTCAAGTTCAATCTGAGTATGGAGTATGCCCGGAACCCTGATGGCAGCATCATGCGAGACGAAAACGGCGATCCTGTGTTCAACGACATGAATGGGTATCCGACCCAGCAGGCCATGGCCGACCGCCGGAAGCATGAACGTGATGTCGGGACGATGCTGGTTGCAATGAACGATGACGAGGTCCAGGCCGGGCTCGACGATGAGCGTGTCGATATGATTATCCCATTCCATGCGGGCCGGGTGCCACAAAGCGTCTACGACAAACAGAATGCCCAGAATTACGAGGGACAGAACGAAGAGGATTGGACCACTGTCGATCCCGATGCGGTGGCGGAGTACCTCGGCGAATCGTTGGAGGAGCTTCGGCGGCGGTTTTGGGTACGAAACAAAGTCCTGGTGGAGAAACGCGACCCAGAGACATTCAAGCCGCAACGGTATGCCTTTACGATTACACGAGAGCACCATGATAGCTCCAAGGCGAAATACCTGGCCTTGTGTGAGCGTTTGAATGTCACGCCACGGTTCGAGCGGTTCGTCGATCATCCCAACTACATGAAGTTGGTTAATGATGTGGCCAAGCCCAACAACCAGCAAGCAGTCGATGTTACCCAGATCAATTGGGATGCAGCAGGCCGCATGCTCGAAGATTGGGTGGGTCGTGGCGGCGATATCAAGAAGGCTCCGCCTGCCCTGGTCAAGTATATTGATGGTCGCATCGCCGACGAGTGGTATGAGACTCGCAAGACCAGTGAGGAGGGCAACGAGAACCTGGCCGCCCAGGTTGCCGAGTATGGTCGCCAGCTCGCCATTGTCAGCAAGCAGCTCCGTCGCCTGCAGGCCCAATACCTGGAGCCCCTGAAAGACATGAGCACAAAGAAGCGGGTGCGACGTGTAACCGGCCAGACGACTATTAGTCAGCTCATGACCGAGGAGGCGGCCCTGAAGGCGTCCATGAAGAAGGCACAGCAGGCGAGTAAGCAGGCGTACCGAGAGGGAAAGAAGCAGGGCGTCGAAGAAACGAAGGCTCACCACAAAGAACTGCAGGCCAGGCAGCGAGAGATCAAGAAGTACAGACAACGTCTCAATCGAGCTATCCGCCGGGCGAGCAGGAAGATCCCGAAGAACGTCGATTTCTACTACGCCGAAGCGATTGAGAATCTCAGGGCCGGGATTGACCTGAAGATGCGATCCAAGAAGACACTCGCTAAACGGATGCGGACCCTTGACTTCCTGGACCGTCATCCTGACCGAAAGGATACCGTGCCGCAAAAGCTCCTGCGGAAGCTCAGCAAGAAGCCGCTCAACGACTACGAGATCGAAGAGGTCGAGCAGATTGCCGATGAGGTTGAGCGACTCATTAAGCTGGGCCAAACAAAGCGGGGGCTGAAGGAGGGCCGCCGCATAAAGACAGAATCAGCCGAACGTGCCGACCTGGTCGAGGCAGCCCTCCGCGGCGAGGAGCTCAAAACGGTGGAGGGGGCCAAGGTTGGACCGGACGCCGAGACTACTAAGCAAAAGGTGGCCGAGAAACTGAGCCTGGAACGAGCGATGACCCTGCGGCCCAACCGGTTGTTTGATCTACTGGACGGAGGCAATGGGCGATTCGATGGCCCCTGGCACCGAATGTTTATCGATGAAGTCAACGACGCCGAGGACGCTAAGCTCCGCCAGGTGGATGAACGTCTGGCCGGTCTTGAGATGGTGATGCAGCACCTTGGGATTACCAATGAGATGCTCGTGCAGGAGCGAGACGTACCAGGCGTGCCTGCCGAGCAAGGCAAGTGGACCCTGCAGCGGATGATCGGCGTGTATGTACTTAGCCAGAACCCGCGGGGCCGCGAAGCGATCATGTACGGCAACCAGCTCGAAGAGGGTATTGAGACGGTCATTTCGCGACTAAGTTCTCGCGAGAAGGCCTTGGGCGACTGGATCATTGAAAACTACGAGGCACGTTGGCCGCAGCTCCGCGAGGCCATGGTCAGCCTGTTGAACGACACGCCGCCGCATGAAGAGCGGTACTCTCCGATCCGCCGGGTCGAAGCGGACTTCACACCACCCGAACAGCAGATTGTCCGGGAGGTCATGCACCGTCAGGCGTTGAAGAAGGGATACGCTGAACGCGGCTTTTCGCATGCTCGTGTCAAGATCCCGCCCGAGCACCAGGGGGCCATCGATCTGGATGTGGTCAAGTTGTTCCGGCAGCAGACGGCAATACAGGAGCACTTCATTGCGTTTGCGGAGTTGGTGGCTCGACTGCAGCGGGCCGTCAACAATAAAACGGTTCGCAAGGCAGTTGAGCAGGTACACGGCAAGCCGATCTACAAGAGCGTCCAGTCGTACGTTAATCGTGTGGCGAACCCGCAGATCTACCGGAACTTTGGTCCGTTAGAGACCACGAGCCGAGCCCTCCGCCGCAATGTGGCGACGGCGTATCTTGCACTGAATGTAATAACCATGATGAAGCAGTTGCCCTCTGTCGCCCTGTACCTGGAGGCGGTTGGGCCCCAACATCTTCTGTCGTCCGCTCTCGATTTCGCTACGAATCCCAAAAAGATGATCGAGATGGCTCGTGAGAAAGATCCGCAGCTCAAGCATATGGCTGTTGAGCGTGAAATCGATGAGATCGTGGCTATGACCCAGAAGACGGGCAGGGATACGGGCAAGCTCCGCAAGCTGGCCATGAGTCCAATTCGCTTCTTCGACTCAATTGCCCGAACCATCGGATGGAATGCCGTCTACCAAAAAGCAATTGCCGAGGGGGCCAGCGAAGCCGAGGCGATCCGCCTGGCCCGCAACGCGACCCTGCGGACGCAACCGGCGGCATCACCCAAAGATCTGCCCGAGCTGTATGTCCAGGGCGAAGCGTTGAATTGGGCATTGATGTTTACCAATCAGCCGAACCAGATATGGAATATGATTACATACGATTTGCCCAAGCAGGTGCAAAGCGACCCTCGCCAGGCCGTTGCCTCGTTTGCCGGGCTGGTCCTGAGTGCAGCCGTGATCTGGATGGCGAGTAATCGCCGGTTACCGGAGGATGGCGAGGACTTGGTTGATGTCGGTCTGGCCCAATTTCTTGCGTCGATTCCCCTGGTCGGCTCGGCGATCCTGGCAAAACGACAGGGGTGGGATCGTGAGAATCCCGTGTTTGCGTCGCCTGCCGAGGCGATTGCTGCTATGCTCCAGGGAGATTGGGACCGGGCGGCCCGGAGTGGCATGGAGACCGGGGCGATCCTGACGGGTACGCCGTACATTGGCACGAAGCGATTCTGGAAAGCCTTGGCAGAGGGTGATCCATTTGAGATTATTGGCGGCATCAGGGAAAAGGAGTAGCTATGGCCCCCCAAAGAAAACTGAACATTGCGACCTGGATCGGCACTGCCGTAGTTGTGGGTGGGTTGCTGGTCACGATAGGTCGGGTGTACGCGGTCGTGCAGACCAACACCCAGGCGATTCAGCAGAACACGTTGGCGATCCAGCGGAATGCGATGGCAATCCAACAGCTAGAGATCCGCGGGGCTGCGTGTGCGGCCGACTTCAAACACATGGAGGCCCAAATCTCTGAAATGCATGCCGATATCAAGGCCCTTCTACAAAGGGTCCCCCGGTAGTCGTTCCTCCTTTTGCAGGGCGGGTGGTTCTTGCGGGAGCCACTCGTCCAAAGGGAGGCGGTTGACCGTAACCTTATCGAGCAACTCTTGGTCGGTATACCAGTCGGCGTTCACAAGCCTGGAGGAGTGCTCCAGGAGCCGTTGGGCCGAAGTTCCGGACTGGATCTTCTTGACGAGCGTGTTGAAGGTGACGCGGAGCTGTTGCCGGGTGGCGTCCACGCCCGCCCGTTGCCGGATGGTGTCCCATTGCGTGCGGACGCCGACGTCCCCAAACAGGGGGCCCTCGGTGCGAGAACCGATGTAGGCCTGGAGGCGGGGCATGAGTGAATCCGGCAGGGGCCGGTTGGACATGGTTTTGCCCGTCTTGCCGGATCGCGTGTGAATCGCCCCGATCCTCCAGTCAATATCTTCGACGCGTAAGGCCTCGACATCGTTCCGCCGCAGGCCGGTAGTCAGGCTGATTAGCAGTCGTATCCGCCAGGCCTCTGTTGGACAGGCCGCCACCAGGGCACGGACCTGGTCGTTGGTCAGGGCGTGCCTGGTCGGCTTGGGCCGCTGGATCTGGGGCCAGGCCACCCGGCCATCGTGCCAGCCACGAGCGGCCATCCACCGCACGAAGGCCTTTATGCGTTCAAGGTCCTTTTGAACAGTCCAGGGGCTGTCGACCTCTGTGGACCGCTGTTGGAGGTAGTAATCAATTGTTTGCTGTGTGAGGCTCTGTGTGGCCTGTGGGAAGCAGCAGGCCTCATACCGCCCCAGGGTCCGGGCGGCCTCGGCTTGGCTGCTGGCGGCCAGCCTGCGTGCCTCCAGATGGTATAGGTAGGCCTCCTTGGCCTGGAGCCAGGGGATCGGGGTCGCCATGTGCCTGTCGGCATTGATTGCGTGCTCTATGTGTATGCGGGCGGCCTCGGCGTCGGTGTGTGTCGGGTACTTGCGGCGACGTTGGATTCGCCGGGGGCCGATCCAGTCGGACCATTCTAGCCACCAGCCGTCTCGGTCCCGGCGTTGAAATGGGCCCCGAACCCGCCTCATGGCGTGACCCTATAGTGAC